TTTAGTGGCTTCTCGCCAGATGATACCGGAGTCTCTTTGCACCGCCAGTTCGCTGGAAAGATTTCTGCTCGCCGCTCCGACGGTATCTTAGTCACAATATCGGTTCCCACCCGTCGCACCGGCGATCCCAGCCGTATCGGTGTCGATCTGGTGAGCGCCTTCCAGCGGTTGGAGGAATACCGAGTATGCGCGTGTACGCCGACAGTCCCTTGTACAGCCCACGTTCAAGAGCGGATGGCTGCCGCGAGAGGATAAACGGATGCCTCTTCCTGAATTTCAGGCGTATAACGACTTGAATGGCCGTGAATGTTTAGATATATTGCACAGTCGCTTTTTCGACCTTATCACTTCCATTCCGGAATTCCAGGAACGTTTCGCCCTCAAACGGGTCTGTCTCCGCCTCGAACTGACCATCGATATCTGGGGCTCCGGTAAGAAGATCCTGCACGACAAGTTCGAGCTCCAATCCACCGCACCGCCTCCCCCGGATTTCGTTCCTATTGAAGCGGCCCACACGCTCACTGCCGACGTGGACGCCCGCTCGAACCCTCCCGATTTGGTGAGAGAAGAGCATGGCCTTCCCATTCCCACAGCGATTCGAAACTCCTCCGGATTTTTAGCGGACGAGCCGGTCCCCTCCACGGTTCCTCCCAAGTATCCTCCGGCTCCTCCCCCCGATAAGTCCAAACTCCCAGCCAACCTTCCGAATCCGAACGCCCGCCAGTTGGGTAAACGCCGTTACGCCGCTTTCGTCGAGCAAGACTACGGCTCCTGGGTGACCGGCGACCGTTCCAAGAACGAACCCCCGATCGTCGGTGCCGAAAAGATCGCGCTGACCGGCGCGGGTTCCGATCACGCTCCGGTTCAGCCCGACTTCCGGGCGGCCGACTTCCGCGACTTACCGGAAGAGAAGGTCCGTTCCATCGTCGAGGATACCCTCTCCCGCGGGCAGAGGGTGGACGCGGACCTCTCCCGGCAGCAGCAACCTCTTCCCGATGAAGGAGGGACGGAATAATGGCGATTGAAGAGAAGCTGGACCGGGTGATCTCTCTTCTCGAACAACTGGTCAACCTGGAGGACTTGAAAGAGCGCCGTCTGGCCGAGCGTGTTGCCGAGAAGCTCAAGCCCCCGGCCGGACCTAACGACGTGCCTTCGGCCCGTGGGGGGCCTAACGGACGAGCCGCTGTCCCGAATGCAGCCTTGCGCCAGCCCGAAGCTGAACGTCCTCCGCTTCGCCGCCGTTCCACTCTCTCCGACCTCACTCTCGCCGATCCTATTGACCAGGAACGGGCTCGTGCCGCTTCCGTCCAGTTCGCGATCGACAACATGACCGTTCCCTGGTCGGAAGCGCATATGCGCGCGGTTCTTCAATACGAACAGATGTTGCGTGACGAGTATGGTGAGGAAGCGGTCTTGAACCTGCCGTGGAATAAATTGTCAAGGGGGCCGGATGCCACCCGATGATATCGGCTCCATTATCAGCGATATGAATAAGATCCTGGATAACTTGAAAGTACCCGCTTTGATGACCGTGAGCGAGTATCTCTTATCTATGGCGAAGCAACTGGAACGCGCGCAGAGGAATGACGATGTGGGCGAGTTCAAACGTCTGCTTCAGTCGGTTGAGAAGACTATCGCGGAGTTGTTGAAGTCCATCGATGGGGGAGAACCGGATGCCACACGCTGATCTCAGTCTCATTGTAAAAGACCTCCAGGAGTACGAACAGCAGCGCACTCAGATCGAAGTCTGCGGTATCTCCTCGGTCCAGCCCATCACCTGTATCGTTCTGAACGGCATCCCTCATTCCGGCGTGGCCACCCACGCCTGTACCAAGAGCCGCGATCACACGGGTCCAGAACTGTGCCAGTGCGCCTGCGGCTATAAGTGGCTGGGGAAGAAATAATGCCCAAAGGTTCACCTCCCGGCCGCCCTTTCAAGAAAGGAGACATCCCGGCCACCAAAGGCAAGCACCAAGTCCGTGGCTATTATCCGGGAACCCGTAAGCAGCGGGAGAAGGCCCCGCCCCCTCCACCTCCGACCGAGGGTCAGATCATGGACTCCATCGTCCAGAAGTTGAAGGTCGCCGACTCTCCTCTCGCTGTGGCTTTCTCTTCGCTGGATGGCGGCTGGCGCAACTATATCCGGTACGTGATCCAGGCGGCAAAAGAGGGCGACACTGAGATGCAGCGGTTCATGAACGCGCTCAATGGTCTTTCCGCACGCGAACGGTTGACGGTCTCTCCCGAAGATGTCTGTGATATGGCTGGTGTAAGTGTGGAGGATCTGATCGGGGCGGTCCTGCCGTTAATTTGGCGCTACTCCCGCTTGAGAAGTTCCATCGTTGCGGCCACTCACGATCCGGTCGTCCTCCGAACCACAGCGGCGTATGCGATGCGTCCGGATAATCAGCACGATCGCGAGATCTTCTTGAAGGCGACAGGAACATTGCCAATTCCGAAAGGCAGTGTGACGGCTATTTTTAATTCCGCTGGTTCTGGGCCTCCCCCTCCGACCCCGGCAGGAATCCTTCCCCCGGTATCTTCAGACATTTCAGATATGGAAGCTCTCGACGATAAATTTTCAGCTAGCAACCCCCTTGACACATCATCCAGTTCGGATGAGAATTGAAGCCGAGAGGCGAAGCGCCGCGTGCCGTCGTGGGACGTAGTGACGTGAAGCGCCGTGAGCCGCGCTGGCGTGTTGTGCCGTGACGTGAACCGCAGTGGGGTGAGACGAATTCGAGTCCTGACCTGCGATGTACAGCGAAAAAGTCACACAAGCCAAGATCGCGTTCGCGTTGAGGACCGGCTTCTTGAAAACGGAGCCGGTCTTCCACACCCGCAGCGAGTGTGATGCCGCAGTCTCCCACCTGAAGTCCAACTGGGACGAAGACTCACAGACCTGGAAGCGTGAGTTAACTCGCGAAGAGATCGCGTTTATAAAAAACGAAAGGTTTCTCTGTCGCGTCAGTTATAATTATTGGAAAACGCGGTACTGCTGGATCAAGTCCCGTGAAGATAAGCCCATCCGTTACACTCCATGGGTTAGTCAAACAATTCTGACAGACATATTTTCCGAGCACGAGATCGAAGGCATCGCGATCGAGTTACAGGCACTTAAGGCTCGACAGCTCGGAGTCTCCCGCGAAGTCTCTCTGGCGCAGCTCCATAGAGTTCAGTTCTTCAGTCACATCAACGCCATGATGGCTTCCTCTGCTCCAGCAAAGACGGCGAAACTCGGCGATATGTTAGCCTTCACGTTGGGTTATCAGCCGCACTGGTTACTGCCTCGTTTCGCTTTCGGCCCCCGTGAGCAAGCCCAGCACTTCGGCGGGGAGTGGTTCGAGCTAGAGACAGGCTCCTCACTCACACTCCAGTCCGGATCTCAAGTCACTGGTATCGCCCGCGGCACAACCCCTACCGTTATTCATATTAGCGAGCTTGCCGAGTTCGAGTACCAAGGTCTCGGCCCCGAAGAAGTCATCGACTCATCTTTATTCCGCGCAGTCCATCCCTCCGCTCGTGTCTTCATGGTTCTGGAATCCACCGCACTAGGCCAGTTCAATTGGTGGCACAAGAAGTGGCTCTCCTCCAAGTCCGGCTGGCCGACACGCCGCTCCCGCCTGCGTCCGGTCTTCCTTCCATGGTTTACCGGAAGTGCGCGTTTGGGCTATATATACCCAGAACAAGGATTTTTGGACCGCTCTCCCGTCCCCGCCAACTACTCTCCCGCACTCTGGGCTCTCGAACACGCCAAGCGAGCCGAAGATTACGTCAAGTCGAACGATACTCTGCGGGCGTACATGGGAAGCAACTGGACGATGCCTCGCGAACAAATCTGGTTCTACGAAGTCGAGCGCCAGCAAGCCGTTAACGAAAATCGCTTGAATAAATTTTTTCAAGAGATGCCAAGTAGTGATGACGAGGCTTTTCAAAGTACGAACGTCTCGGTCTTCTCCACTGAAACCATCACCGCGCACCGCGACCGCACCCGCGCTCCACTCGGCGTCTACGGCTTGATCGGCCCGGATATGTCCCCCCGCACGGTCCTCTTCTCCCGCGCTCACATCGATCCCAACTCTAAACCGATTGTGATCGATTATCCGTGGGGCGCTCACCCGCACCAATACGAACTGGTCCCTCTACGCTGGGACGGTTACGCGACCGATGACGGTTTAGACAAACTCTACATTTGGGAGATGCCCGAAGACGGCCAGATCTACGGCCTCGGTGTGGACACCGCCGACGGTATAGGTAAGGACCGCTCAACCATAGAGGTATTAAGAAAAGGCTCTCCTCTTCAACGGGCGGGTCAGTGTGCGGAGTTCGCCTCGGATAAGATCAACGCTTTGGACTTGACCCCATACATGATGGCTTTGGGAGCTCTCTTCAGTGTCAAAGACACGGATGGGAATCGTCGTCAGTGCCGTGCGGCGATTGAATGCCGGGGCAAGGGTGATCTCTCCCAATTGGGCATGAGAATCGATGGCTGGAGAAATTTTCACCCTTGGCAACGTATTGATTCTAAAACCATTTCTCCCGACAAAGTAAGCAAGTTAGGGGTATTTACAAACGAATGGTTTCGTCAATCGATTCAAGAATATCTGGTGAAATTCCTTCGCGATGAAGAGGTTGAAATTCTCTCGCCGTTCCTTGTGAGTGAAATGCAGTCCCTTGAGTCTCGTGAGGACGTGCAGAGCTTCCGCGCGACATACGGCGGCCACGATGACAGAGTGATGTCGCTCGGTTTTATCCTCATTTCGTTATATCAGTACGAGCCCAATCGTCCTGTTGCTGCACTGACACAGACGAAGCAATCGCGGGGGCAAGTTCGATTTGAACGCAAATACGCTTCCTGGCGACCCAACGATCAGGAGCGCCTGACTACTTTAGATGACGCCAGCGTATGAACGAAAAGGTCTTTCAATCCAGTCACTTGCAACGCGGCGTTTACGATCCGGCGACGGGGAACCTAGAGATCGAGTTCGTCAATGGTCAACGCTATACTTACGAGGGCGTGCCGCAAGAGAAATGGGAGGCCCTGACACGAGCGGTATCCCCCGGAAAGTTCTTGCATAACTGGATCAAAGGATCGCATAATTCTCGACCGATGGGCACCTCTGAGACCTGAAGCCGAGGCTCGATTTGGAGCGTGTCGCGACGGGTTGAAGCGGGGTGAGACGAATCCGAGTAGCGATGTGTAGCGTAGCGAGGCGTCGTGGTTTGATCTGGCCTGCGGTGAAGCCGAGTAGCGGAGGACTGAGGGGTGCCCGTCGTAGACTACCGCTGTTCCAGTTGCTTCAGAGATGACTCTCATTATTATCCGTTAGCCTCGTTTCCATACCCCGAGGTTATCCAGTGCCCATTTTGCGCTTCGCAGTCCGAACGCAACTACATGGCCGGTTCTCCATCAGTCGGTTTTTCTCCTATAGTCATACATATCCGAAAAGATACTGGTGAAGTCTCGATCCCAGGCCGAGTGGATGATCCGGTTGAAAAAGGCTACGAACGAGTCGAAATACGAGACTTTAGAGCCTATGAAAAATTCCGCCGTCACGTCGAGTCTGTTGAGAAAGAGAAGTCGCAGTTCTTCATGGAAGCGTCGAATGCTTTCTTTGATGATGTCCGGCGCGAACATCGCCAATCCCAACGTACTCGTATCGAACAAGCCATCCGTCAAGGAGGCTATGAAGCCACCTATATCGATGAAGACGGCAACGAAAAGAAGCGATGGGCCCCTATAACCCAACGTGCTCGGTTCCTCTTCGATCTCGCGTGTAAGTATACGGACCGTACTCGTGATGAGCGCCGTAAGAAGCTGGCATCTGGCTCCCCCAACTTCCACTCCCGCGCCCTCGAACACAGGTCCTCTGAGGCTAGTGTCGTTTCGGGTGAAGCCAAACGCGCCTCCCTCTTCTTCCGCAAGGGCAAGCCGTGAGATCCGACACCGGTAATTTTTACTTGGCCCCACCGATACTCAACCAGGATGGCGAGACTCCCACTACTGACGAACTCCTCGGCTGGACAAAAGAGTTCCGTCAACAAGCGCAGTCATACCTAAGGCTGCAACCAGCGCACCCGTACATCCAAGATGGTCTCGACCTCATCAACGGAGACTTCGCTAAATCGACCGTCTCGACTCTCTCCAACGCCCGCACCGACTTGACCGTACGTAACGAAAAAGAACTGATCGCCGCTCAGACCAACCTCCGCATCATCCCGGCCATCACCACCTCCATCGAAGCCTTCAAAGAGCAAGGCGTTTTATTAGATAAAAGTTGGATGTGGTGGCAGCAGAAAACCTTCGCCGATCGCGTGATCCGTCAAGCCTGGCAGAACGCCGTGGCTTTGGGCACCGGCTACTGTTCGATCGGCTACGACCCGGACTACTACTGTGCTGGTAAAGGCGAGATCGCCCTCCGTTCTCATGGCCCTCTCGATATCCTCCCGATCGGCCTCCCGCACGACCACAGTATCCAAAAGGCATATGCGGTCGCCATCAAAGTCCCCACGCCCTACCACCAAGTCATCGAAATGTTCCCGGACTTCCGCGATCAGATCCGCCCCACCACCGAGATGAAGGGCCGCGGCACCGTCATGGCCCAATCGGTCAAGTTCGCTTCGGCCGTCCTCAAACGTTTCGGTCCGACCGCGATTCAGGAACGCGAGCCGATGCCGTGGGCGATGACGGATTTATTTTACATTTATATCGACGACCGCACCGTCAACCGCACCGGCAAAACCATCGCCATGGGCGACCCCCACACCTCCTGGGAGTACTTCGTCCCTTCTGTCGGCGATCTGATCGAGACCGGCCGCGACGACGAAGGCAAGTCCGTTTACAAACAAGCGACTCCGGAAGACTGCCGCTTCTATCCGAACCGCCGCCGGATCATCTGCACCGATAATTTAATCCTCACTCCCGACCCGACTCTCCAGGTCAACCCGGCCTGGCACGGCAAGGTCCCCGTCGTTCAATTCCGCGCCGATGACTGGCCTTGGATGTTTCTCGGTTTCCCCCTCTCCAAAGCCGGAATGCTGCTGGAAAAAGCCAATACCGAGCTCCTGCGCGGCATCGTCGATATGATGAACGTGCGCCTCTCCCCACCGACCGGCTACGATCGTAACACCATGGCCCGCTCCCTAGCCGAAACCATCAATCTGCGCGTCCCCAACCAACGCCTCGGCCTCGATTACGGCCTGGGTGGCGACCAATTCAAACCCCTCCTCCCGGTCGAGTTCCTGAACGTCCCCTCCAACATCCCGGAATTGATCACTCAAAACGAAGCCCGTCAGACGCACTACATGGGAGTGGCCGACGCTTCGGCCCTGACCCGTGCCCGCCAGCTCCCGGCCGGAGATTCCACCGACCGCTTATTAGAAGCCCTCGGTCCTCTGGTTAAAGATATGTCCCGGAACATGGAGCTCTCGGTCACCGGGATTGGCGAGATGTGGGTTCCGCTCGTGTTTCAGTGGTGGAAGGCGGGGAAGCGTTTCCAGATCTTTGGTGAAGACGGACTCGTTGAAGAGGATATCGATTTCAACCCCGGTTCTCTGGTCCCTCAGGACGTTCTCTCTCTCCCCAAACACTCCTCCTACTTTGAACGCGCCCGGAAACATTGCGCTCATTTCCACTATGCGATCGAGCCGTACAGCCTGCACGAACTCAATTCGATGACACGGAAGATGGCCTTCCTCCAGCTTTCCCGCTCCGGCTTCCCGATTTCCTGGAAGACCCTAGCCCGAGTATGGGATGTCAAGAACTTCGACTTCGAC